CCGTCAAAGAGGACTCCGTTTATAGTCCTCGCGGTTTGTAATCTAGTTGCAGTATAGCTATTACCAGTTAATACTGCACCTCTAAACTCATTGGCTGTAATGATATTAAAATCGCTGATGCCGGTTGATGTAACATCACCAGTGACGTTACCTGTTAAATCTGCTGTGATTCTGTTTGCAGAAAAGTTTCCTGCGGTATCACGTGCAACAACTTTGCCTATAACATTATTTGGACTAGCATCTACACCCCAGGTAATATCAGTACTACCATTAAAGTTGCTACCTGTAATATAACTACCTTTCTTTAGTATGCCAGGTGTTGATGCTGTAATAGTTATATCAGACTGCCCGTCAAAAAATACTCCGTTGATTTTTCTTGGTGTTTCTAATCTTGAAGCTCTGTCGGCAAGACCTACTATATCCCCTTTAAGTTTAACAAACTCTGCTAGATTGATACCTTTAATGAGATTGTTAAAACCTAAAATACCAACATCAGGTCTAATAGTAAAGGCCGCACCGGATACTATAGCAATAACTTCGCCCGCTATTAACAGCTCTATTACAGGATGAGGGTTATTATTAGAGTCAAATAATACTGTAGATATGGCTCTGGTCATTGCGCCAAAGCCTTCAACGTTTTCAGGACCTATTAATGCCCATTCATCGCCGTTGAATACATAAAGTTGATTGATAGGAGTCTTTAACCATAGAGCTCCTGGAGCTGGATTTTCTGGTTCTGTATCCTGCACTGACCCGCCAATAGGGTGCCATTCAGTACCATTGTACACATTCATGGTATTATTTGATGTATCAAACCATGTTTGTCCGCTAATAGGTCTCAGTGGCGGTTTATCATTGGCAAAGTTTTCTAACAGATATAAGAAGTTTTCATTCTGTTGTGTGCCATAGCCAATATAATTTTTACCTACTAGCCCAATGCTAGTAGTTGTATCTAACGTTCCATCTTGTAGAACAACAAGCTGCTGGCCGTTATATCTGTTAATAATGTAAGACATGTTCTATGCGCTCCGATCTCATTATGGTGGTAATACTGTGTCGCCTACAAACTGCCAGTTATTTGCGATAATCTGGAATATCTTAACGATACGTGTAACTGAAATTGTGCTAGGCGGAATGATTGCTGTGTTAATAGCAACGTTTGTAACTGCTGGAGCTGTACCTGTCGGAGTATTAAATGTAGCCGTACTCTGATTGAGCAAGGGATTTATATCTAATGTAGTAGACTGAGGACTTAGAATATTACATAAGACTCTAGCAACGGCTCCATTTCTAAAATCAGCAGGTGGCGCAACGTTATTCAAAATATTTGTGATGATGTAAGAGTTATCTTTACCATCTGAAAGATCAATACTTAATGCTACCGGACGTGTTTCTAATCTATTATCTGTATATTCTTTAGTCGCAGCATCTTGGGCACTGACCGGATCTCCCATACCTGTGATTCTTGGATAACCTTGAAGGGCTATATTTCCATTCCCATTAGGTGCTATCTCTAAATCTTGGTCGGTTTGAAGTGTAGAAATCCTATTATCTTCCAACTTCATATAAGGTACAGGTGGAACACCTGGGCCAATATTAACTACAGACTGTGTACCAAATGATGTAACCCCAGGAATACTAGTAATATTAGCTCCCAACGAGTTTCCTGTTAAAACTGGAACTCCGTCGATAGCAAAATATTTTCCTGCTGCGAGATTGATATGTTCTGAACTATTCCATGCTTTACTGTATAAAGCAGGCAACGCATCAATATATCCTCCAGCAATAGCTTCTGAACTATTTGAACCCGCGGCTGCTCCGCCATCTGACCAAACAAAGACATGTGCTGTAGCACCTTGTACTATCATGCCACCTGTATCAGCATTTGCATCAGTAGGTAAGACTCCCGTAGTTTTTGCCAATACAATATTTTTATCTTCAACCGTTACTGTGGAAACGTTGACTGTAGTAGTGTCACCATTTACTGTTAGATTGCCAGCGATAGTTAGATTACCTGCAAGATTAACTTGGCTTTCTGGTTGATTAGGATATATGTCAATCGTCCTTGTCGATCCTGATATCCTAATGCCTGTTTCGGCTGTAATGTCTTTACGTACATTAATAAACAAATCTCTATTAGATGCAGAGTTAGCTAATATCACATCACCATTGGTAACTCGCAATGTCGCTTGGTCAGCACTACCGATAATAATACCAAGGTCTGTGGTAATCTTCAACTGCCCTTGCATCGAGTTCGCAGTATCTGTTCGAACATAGTTAGCGGCTGGAACTGCATTTAAGTTTTCAGCATTAGTGGCCGTTACATTAAACTTTAATCCGGTTAGTGTACCTGCATTGAAACCAGGAATAATGCTGCCTGAAAACCCTGTGATAGCATTCTTTGGAGTAAATGAATCTTTAGCAAATATTCCAAGTAAAATTCCGTTATTATACAATGATGTAATAACTCTAGTTTGATTTAATGTATCTAATATACTTTCAATCTTTAGACCACTTACACCTTGAGTCACTGAATAAGCAGGCGCTAACAATATCGTGCTAGTACCGTCATAGAAAAATAGTTGTTTGTCTACATCATTGAACCAAAGATCACCAACACCCAACGTCGAAGGTTGGGTACTCGAAATAGTAGCAGAGCTCACGGGAACAAAACTAGTTCCTGTATAAACCTTTAGTTTTCCTTCTGCGGTATCAAACCATATCTGTCCTCGTATAGGATGTGATGGTTTTGTACTTCCTGAAAAATGTTCTAGAAGTTTTATTAAATTTTCATTAAGGGCTTCTCCAAAGCCGCTGTAGTTTTTTCCGATCAAAGTAAGATCAGTCGATAATGTATCGATTTGACCGTCTGCAACTACAGCTACTATTGATCCGTCTGTTCTGTTAACTTGATACGCCATGTTCTTGCCCTATTAGGTTGTAGTTGTTGTAAATGCCGGAGGACCAGATCTAATAATGTAGTTCACGGTTAGATATGGATTCATTATACCAACTGCCTGTTTTAATGTATAATCAACTGTTGGTTTCTTAATGCCTCCTGTAGTATTAAGATACTGTGCGCCACCAGGTACGTTCGGTCCAAGGCCAGTTGTTGCAGGAGAGTTAATAGCAGTATCCACTCTGACTGCAGAATATTGTATTCCATTTACTAACATAGAATGTTCGTGATCTGGAAGATTTGACAGGTCTAATGTAACTGAACTCTGACCAGCAGAGCCGCCGATGCTTTGTGCCTTGATGTCAGGTACTCGACCAGCCGTGCCGCCGCCTGCATCAGTAAACCCGCCCAATGAGTTTGGAACACTCTGAGCATTATCCATATTGTCTCTGCCAAGAGCAAAGCGTCCTCGCATATCCGGAAGTCTAAATGTTCCTACACCAACTAGTGCTGTGGATCCATTATAAGTCGTTCCAATGATGTCATAAAGATCTGGATATTTTACACGCTCTACTTCTGATCCATCGCAGAACAAATATCCGTATGGTGGAAGTTGTCCTGCATAAGGGAACATAGTCCCTATAGGAACACCTAGATCTCCGATAAAAGTATTTCTAGTCTGTTTGAGAAGACCGCTAGCTCCACCTTGTCCTGCCAAGCTAGGTCTATAGGTTAATACTAAATCCTCAGCGTTAGAATAGTTAGGATTAGGAAAATCTTTACTACTGATAATATTTGATGTCAGCGATGTAACAAATATTTTTGTAGAACCCCCCACTTGCCCATCAAAAGAGATCGAAGGACTAATGACGTCTCCTTCAAGTTTAAAAGTTGTTGCTGTTCTCAAACTGGTTGCTGTGTTGGCGTTACCACTAATGTTACCATTCAAGATACCTTGTATTTCATCAGCAACGATAGTTTTTGCTCTCACAGTTTTCCAACGCTTGCTTGTCGAGCCCAGGTCAAATGTTTCTGTTGCCGATGGAACTACTCCACCTAACTGGGATGTTCCTGATACTGTTAGATCAGTACCGATCAGTACATTCTTTGTAACAGAAATGCCACCAAGTGTTCTTAAACTTCCGTTTGAAAGATTAGTACTCTGTGTGGTATTATTAATAATAACTGAACCGGTTATTTGTAGGTTACCGTCAATATCAAGAGCTTCTTCTGGCGCTAAAACATTAACACCTACAGACGTTCCTTTAACTCGAAGGACTGTGTTTGGTATTCCGTCTTTGTTAGTTTGTAAATCTAAAGAGCTTCCCGATTTAGAGTTGTAAATCGATGCTGATGTATTGTCATTAGATATACGGAAATCACTGTTAACACCTAGAGTTAAACCTTCATTGCTTCGAATAATGATCCCATAATCTGTTGTATTAGAAATATCCGATCTTAAAAACTTACCGGCGGCAACTTCTGTACCACCGACATTTAGTGCGTCCGCATTTTTTGCTGTTCCAAAAAGTTTAGGAATGTACCCGCCTTGAAATTTATCTTGTGTTGTTGCATCTGGGATATGGATGTTGATACCAGAATGTATAGGTACGGGATTTATTGCTGTCGGACTAAACCCTGGAATGTTTACTTTTGGTGTAAAACTATCTTTACTTACAATGATGATAGGTACATCAGCGATATAGAAAACTAAAATATTTCTTGTTACGTTGTCGCTATCTGATATAGCTTCTACAGCCGGTCCGTATCTTAGACCATCAACTGAACTTTCTGCAGGACCTACAAGAATCCATCTAGCACCTGTGAAGATTCTTAACTGTTGATTGGTTGTGTCAATCCATAACTCACCAACTTTGGCTGTTTCTACACTTGGTTCAGAAGGACCTTTTTGTATTCCTGAAGCTGCTTTCCAATCACCATCGTAAAGTTTGAGCTGTGCATTTACTGTATCGTACCAAACCTGACCCACTGTAGGGTTAACTGGTTCGGTTCCAGCGGCAAAATTTTCTAGTAGATGTAGAAAGTTTTCTGCTATAGTTTGACCGTATCCTGTTACATTTCTACCAGGAAATGTTAGACTGGTGCTAGAAGTGTCTGACGTATTGTCATAGACAGTGATAATCTTTGTTTTATCAGTACTGGTTACATTATATGGCATTTATTAAGCTCCAGTGAATCCAGTTAGACTCTGAATACGTATTGTATAATCAATCTGTAATAACCTATTCAAAGATTTTTGTACGGGGTGAAATACCACGTGTGTAAGAAGTTTACCTGTTCCGCTAGGATCGTAACTTCTTAGACCAAGTTCGTCAAAAACAAAGTTTCCGCTTAAATCCACAGAGTTGTCAAATGCTTCCTGATCAGTAGGTTCGCCGTAATCTAATAAACAACTAACAACAATATCCGAGTAAGTGGCTCCACTAATATGACGTATTTCCATCTTATTACGAACAGGATCTGAGTTGATTGCTGCTTGCTGATCTACTATTTTTTGATAGGTTTTGCTGTATAAACTAGAGTTTACACCGATAGTATTCGGAGTAAGATAAGTTATGAGTCCTGTAGGATCGACGGTTGTTCCGCCGTTACCAAAATCCATTTGATAGATAGTACCCAATCCCTGGTTTGATAAACTCTGTACCATCGCTACAGACATATTTTCATAATGAATAGCATTACGCTTATCTACGAATATCTCGCCGTTTTGCGGATCATAGATCTTGATATGCCCTTCAAAATGGAAACCTCCAATTTCGTTGGGCTGAGCATCAGTTTTTTGCTGTTGGTTTTCGGTCATGTTAGTCTCTTGTGGTTCCATATCAGTATTTATTCAGGTATTTTAGTAGTCTTTTCTGCTATGAATCTAGCGATCGGAGTTGTGTTTTCTAGCAGCGTAACGCCTCTAGTAACGGTATTTTCGCCTCGATCATACCAAGTTCTACCTAGTTTCCTGATGACAGTTATCAGCGTATTTGCTGGAACTGTTTCGGTTAGTCTTATGTAAGGGGTGGTTCCGTCAACACTAAACTCTGCTTCAAGAGTCTTGTATTTTCCGGATCCTTCGGCTCCTAGAGTTTCATCAAATACCTGTAAGGGATCTTTACGCAGTCTGCGGCCGCCTACAAATACTTCTATCTGATCACAAGGCCCAAAATCTGATGGGATGGTATTTTTATACCATATTGATCTAGTTCCTTTGCTAGGTGTAAACTCTAACGGTCCGATTGTTTGAGCTGTTCCTATAGTAGAATCGTCTGATTTCCCATCGCTGGTAAAATCTGTACGATCTTGCGTTTCGTTATAAGGAACTGTTTCCTTGATACCTACATCAACGACATAGCTGCCCTTGGCATGCAATGTAGCTATCGATGTTCCTAGGCTTCCTCTTCTGAGTTTAGAAAGAACATTTCCAACCTTAGATAGATACTCAATACGCTCGTTGTTTATGGTTATTATTCCAGGAATATTTCTAGAAGGAATAGGATCTGAAAGTTCAGTAGAATCTGTAACTTCTAGTGAGGTGTCAAAATAGTTCAAATCTTTTGCCAGTACAACATCCATTCCTTGTGAATACCTCTTGAAGTGGTAGACATTTAACATGTCTTTATAGATTTCATATCCACTAGGTAATCTATAGATCTGAGACCCAAATAAAAGAATTTTTATATTATCATCTTCAGTAGTCTTGTTCTTGAGATATATCAATGATCGATCTTGATCTACATAATAATCAACATCTTGTGACAATCTATCTCCATTTTTATAAACCCATACATAGCTTACTGATATAGGGCTGTGAGAGAGTCGGTATTGTACCTTACCACCAGTATATTCGTCTGAGATTAGATCCATCGAAGTATATTCGTTGAACCATGTAACACCAATAGTGTCACCGTCAACTAATGATATTGTATCTAATAAAACTAGACTATTGTTTTCTATTTTATAATCAGATATAAAATTTGTTTCTATTTTAATAACATCACCTTTAGTCAATGATTTTGTGATAGTAATAGTTTTAGAAGTACCATCATAGACATAATCTTGAATAAAAGTCTTAAGTTCATCGTTAATATAAACAGAAATGTTGCTAGTTAGTACAGCACCCGGGCCGGTGTAAGGATCTTCTCCTAGAACAAAATCTTTAGTTACTCCATCATAGACAAAATAAACACTATCGGGTCCCTTTAATGCTTTTCCGTTAACTTCGACTATCATCGATGACGCGGCCGATGCGTTAAGAACATTATTAAAGTTGGCACCGATCTGAGATACTAGTTTAGGATCTTCAGTTACAGAATGATTTAAACTAAAGGTTCTTGTACTTCCTTCATAGTTAAACACTTGTTGATTGATCCTTACTACACCGTATCCGTCTAATACATTACCGTTTTCAGAACCTAAAACAAGTATAGATATTACATCACCTAGAGTTGGTTTTATACCAAACTGGACCAATGTTCTATTTTGAGAATCAACAACTCCTGTACTGTTGACGAATGCTGTTTCCTTATAGATTCCATTTACTGTTACAAATATTGAAGTAGTATCTGTATAGTTTGCATCAGTTAAAAATAAACTAGTATCACCATCAGCTACAAACTCTTGATAATCTAAAAGATTGTGGCCGCCAATACCTAAAGAAATAATTTCAATAATATTTCCCGCAGGTGCTAGGCTGTTTAAAGTTATTTCTTGATCTTTATAATCGATAGAATAATCTATAGTTTCTGTTTTCTTAATCTTATTGATATAGACTAACAAAGAGCTATTTTCGATTATTTTTTGTCCTATCTTATAAGTTAAAGTTATTCCATCTGAATAGATAGTCCTGTGGTTAAGAGGAGTGGCTCCCGACCTTGTGTTATTAAACACTTTTATAGAAAGACTATCTAGTACCTGTCCAGGAACATTTTCTTCAGGTGCAGGAACTTGTTCAGGACTTATAAATTTACCACCCTCTAGAACTATTTCTTCTGCGGCAGTACCTGAAGCAGTTGAATATGCTCCGCTCATAGCAGCTAATGTGCCACCACTTATCTTTGTGTCTAAAATGTTGGAATCATTAATAGTAACAGAACCATCACTTTCGATTTGTCTGAATACCAATGTATCACCTGCATTTAAACTCAAATAAGGAGTTAGCATTATCACAGAAGTCGATCCATCCCCTATAAAGGTAGGTATTTCTGCATGAGGATTAGTCTGCATAGAACTATCTTGCGCAGGGTTAAAATATGGATCGTCTATTCTTATAAACTGTGTGTCACCATTTCTCTTAATATAGATGTTATAAATTTGGCCAGCAGCAGGAGGTGCATCAAAAGTATACGATGCCGTACTTCCATCTGCCCTAAAATAAATGTCATTTGATGATTCTACACTGTCCCAGCTGTCAGAAAACCAAGGTAGAGCATCCCAACCACCAGTGACTTCAAATGTTGTTCCTTGTACTTGGACGCCACCAAAGTCTAGACCGGTCATTAACTGATTAAGTTCTTTTCCTAGCATTCCAGAAGCAGTAGGCGATGATGATTCTGTTAGATAATATTTGTTTATCCTGTCAACAGCATACAATAACTCATCGTTCTTTTCGTAGGTAATAACGATATTGTCACCTTTGTTTGGAGCTGAAACAAAGATTACCGATCCTTTTAATAAAGAGTAGTTGTCTATACCTTCTTTATAAATCTTTACAGAATATTCATCTTTATAAACAACATTACCATTTCTTAAAATGTTGATCTTATTCTTATTGTTAGATGGTGCATAGCTGAGTTTAAAAACAGCATTGTTTCCTTCAGCAACAAAAGTATCTGTCTTTGTAAAAGTAGAATAAGAAGATTCTTTATTAACTCGATCAAATCTCAATGAAAGATTAAATGTCCTAGTTTTAGAATCACCAAGTACCGGTATTGCTGTTGCTATATCGGTGCTGTTTCCGTTGCCGCCAACTAGTTTTATAGAAGCTCTTGTGTATCCTGAGCCAGCAGTTAACAACTCAACACCAGACACAGATCCGTTTGAGATGTAGGCTTTTGCAGTTGCGCCGGTTCCGTCGCCGTCAATAATAACTGTAGGCGGTGAATTATATTCTGATCCCGGATTAGACAACCTAATCTCAGTTATAGAATATCTATGATTATCGAGCCACCATTTCCATGGATATCTCTGAATCGTTTCTTGGGTTTCTGTTACTGATGTTATTTTTCCTTCAGATACATTATATGCAGGTGGAAGGTCAAAATCAGAAGTAGATAGTCCTGTTGTTTCTAGGGTATTATACCTACTAATGTATTCTCTCACTGTTGTTCTATATGGTTTAACTTCGTTGATATAATCTTGGAAGCTCGCAAGGTTATCATTTTTATAGTTTAACTTCTGCTCAAAAGCTCCAACATTATGTGTGGCAGTAACAAGACTAGTCTTGAACATCCAATCAACATATTTCTGTTCTGTTAATACATATCGAACTGCTACAAAGAACAAACTACTCCATTGGTCGCCGAAACCTAGATTATAGGCATTATCTTTTACTGCACGTAGAATATTTCTTAGTTCTTTAGCGTTTTCAAGATCATAAAATGCAGTATCGTATGACTTGTTATTATCATAACCTATTCCGCCAACTGTTGGATCGTATAGAGAAGGTTCTAATAAAACTGTTCCTTTTTCTCTTCCTACTAGCATCCAGTCATCTGACGGATTCGAGCTACCTTCAGAAGTTTTTAACAATACAGCCCAACCGCCAGATGCGTATTCTTTTATACGTACCATATCGCCTACATAGGTGGTAACAAACCCTAGATATGAAATATTAGGAATCTCTTTGACTATTCTGTCAACTGATGAATAACCGGTCAACCACCAGTCTTGTAAACTCCAATATCTAGTTGTATCATAAGCCTGAGTTCTTGTGCGATAGAATGTCTTCTTATCACTGTTGTAGGCATATATGCCCCAGAAGTTATTGGCTGTAGCATCTTTGTTAACCAACACTGAGAAAGGTCTAATGGATGCAGAAGCATAACTGTACTTTCTACCTTTAGTTGTAACCGTAACAGATATTATTCTGCCTTGTGAATCTATAGTTGCTTCGGCTGCTGCTAGTTCACCATCTCCGTCAATGATTACTGGTGGAACTACTTTGTAACCAAAACCTTTGCTTACTATATCAATAGTATCTACCTGTCCGTTTATGATATTCACTTGCAAAATCGCAGGTTCTACACGAGTAGTGCTTACGGTTTCAAGATCGATATCTGTGTCAACTGCTACATCATAGAGATTTAGTTGGCTGTTAGGGGCAGGATCGACTAGATTTAGGTACGTAAAGTCCAATGAATCTGTCAACGGATACGTTGACAAGAATGCATTCAGATTATCGACTGTTAATCTTAGTGCAGTTAATCGGTTAATAAACATACCTTGTCTAGGTCTAAACTCGATTCCGTATCTTAATTTCGCAGGCAGTCCCGGATCAGGAACTCTATTACCAACAGAATCGTATCCTACAAGACTGTCGATCCATTTGGTTTCAAGTTTATAAGACGGAACACCTTGAGTTGACCCTTCTCTAATCAACTGGTATTCGTTGTGTACAGGGTTTAACGAACTAGTATCTTTCTTATACTCTATATTCAACAAAGCATAATCAGTTGAAATAATCGATTTGAAGTTATACAACAAAAGAGTATTTTCTGCTGCTATGCCTACAAATGCTGTTCCCGAACCAATAGGGTTATTAATATATGAAGCCACTGTTGATGCTGATATATTTCTGCCTATAACATTAGTAGGTAAAATAGTTTTATTTTTTACCCAGTAATAGTAGTACGTTTCTGTTGCCGCACCAGTCGACGCATTATATAGAATACGTTGAGAATAGACATCGTCGTTAGGATATAAAGGTTGTCCTGAGATACCGTTGGCTATTCCGTTGTTTGTATCTGCTAATGCGGCCCACTCACTAGGCAACAGTTTGGTCTTTACCCATTCATAAACATCGATGCTAGAACCAGGAACTTGTCTACTCCAGTTTCCTACTCTATAAGATGTATCACCTTGTTCGTAGTACATCCACTTAGCTGTAGATGTATTCCACCATAGTTTTCCTACATGATGATCAGTCCATTCTTGCGATGGTATAACTGTTTGTAAGTCTGTACCAATAGAATACACAGCAGGATCGTAAGGAACTTTGAAAGTTAACTCTTGTTCTGCTTCGTTTAATATTTTACCCTTAGCTGGATCGATTATATCCAGATCTTGTATTTTTTTATTGTTTACATCATCGTAAAGAGAAATGCTCTTTAACTTTTCTATATCAACGACTAAGCTTCTTTGCGATAGGATCTCCCAAGAATTTACATTTTCTAGTTTCTTGAACAGTCTCACATGACCGGTCTTTTGATTTAATACGTTAGAATAATAATCAGGAGAACCAACTAAAATGTTATCTGGTGTACAATACACGCTGTAACCAAAAGATTCGTTCGATGACAGATCAGCAGATAGTTTTTCAGCTAAGAAATAAACATCTGCTTTTCTCTCGAATACGTAAACTGCTCCGGCAAAACCATAATCTTTACTAAATCTTGTAGCTCCGTGATCGAAGGTAGTAGTTCCTTCATCCTTGCTAAAGAATGTAACCGACTCATGATAAGGAGTATTCTTTGCTCCAATAACAATTTTTTCTGTATTTCCACTTATACAGATGCTCTGTCCAAAATATTCATTAGGATAATCTTCAAAACTTTCTAGTTTTTGTTTTACTCTAAAAATATTGTTTGTTAATCTTAATACATAGGCCGAACCTTGATTCTGTAGATTTATATCTCCCAGCGGACTAGCGATAACCAATGTAGTTCCTGACCAATCTAAATCCAATGATGCACCGAACTGATCGCCTACATTTATTGTTTCTACTTTAGAAAGATCGCTGTACTCAGAAAGATTATCTGCACCAATAGTCTGCACTAATCTGTAACCGGTTGATTCTTTTTTGTAAACAAAAACTTTTCCAGATGGATTCATCGTACTATCGCCAATAGACACCCACGGCAATGTTGTCGGATTGGTTCCGGTATTAGTATATGTGGAATCTGATGTGTCTGGAGCTAACTTATAGTACAATCCTTCATACTGTACTACTTCACCTTCGAAGTATTCTGTAGTAGAATTCCACACACCTCTGTACTGATCAAAAACCTGTCCATCACTAAACGGAGCGCCAACTGCAATAATATCACCTGTATAGCTCATGGCTATCGCCGAGCCATACTGGTCTCCTATCTTTAGCATTTCAACATCACTGTTAAGTATACCGTGAGCCATAGTAGATCTATCTTGAACTAGTGAGTTGTTCAATGCTAGTTCAGATGGAAGAATCTCGCCAATCTCCCATCCAGTTCCGTTATGACTGTATACGTAAACTCGACCGATGCCATCTAAAGATCCAGGAGCTGACACTATCATCGAATATGATGTACCGCTCTTGGCCATCTTAATAGATGAACCAAATAGTTCCCCGGCTGCCGGTCTTGGGCTTGCAAAAGTTTTATAATAATCCCAACCTTGAGATGTCCTTGTATAAAGAACAATCATTCCCTGTTCTGAGAATCCATCTCCCCTGGCTTCTCCATAGGCTTCAATGTTTGTTGCTCGGTCCCAATCTTCTGTGTTAAATGTTAAAGTGCTGCCATCAGGTGACACAAACTTGTTAGGTGTCCATAAAATATCATCATAAAGGACAACATCCTCAAGAGCATAACTCTTTGTAGAACTAAATGGTCCTAGATATGTATTTTTAACACCACTGGCTAAGGGAACGCCAATAGCCAACCATTGACCGTCTGGACTTACTGTAATGGCCTGACCGAATGATCCTATTGATAATGTTCTAAACTCGATCAGCGGTGATAATATCTGCTTAGGAGTCAATGCACCGTTAATATCAGAATAAACAACGGCATAGCCCGATCCCGGAATACCAACTATAGATTCTTTTGATCTATTATCATAAAAGACTGCTGCACCAGTTCTCAGTGGTGATGTTAAACCATATTCACTGATTTCTCCAAAAGAATATTGTTTGGTTTTTCTAATAACTTCCCACAGCCCGCTACCATTATCGTCAACCCATAGAGTAGATCCTTCTTTCCACAAAGCTACTTTTTCAGGATCAACCATGTCGTAGGTATCAAATCTAACTTCAGTAAACAATCCTACATTGGTAACTGTGCTGCCGTCAATAACCGGATCCTGTGCTGCAGGAGTAACAGTAACGCTAATAGTCATATCACTGACTTCAGTAATCTTATAAAATCCTGTTAGGTTAGGAATCGATCTAAAGCCTACAATGTCGCCCACAGTCAACCCATGGCGGCGATTCATTGTAACAGTAACAGTTAACCCAGATTTTACAGCATCAACGACCTTGAGGTTTGCAGCTTCTGAGAATCTCCATACGGTCCAATCAGGTGAATAAAATGTAAGCCAAAAATGTGCGCCTTCAGAAACTGTAGAAATGTCTATACCTAATATAGCGTCTGCATTATATAGAGCAAAATCAACTTGAGATGTTGCTACATATCCTGCTGTGTTTTCAGGTTCTGCCTCTAGACTTAAAGGATTTATGTTTGTAGTATAAGGTGTTGGGGAGATAGTAAAATCACTGCCAATAACTCTATAATAACGATCGCTAGAAACAGACGGAATAGAATTTACAAACAGCAGAGGCTGAGGATTTAATGGAAACTCGGATTTTTCTATCTTTATTTCATATTCTTTAAGTTGATCAACACCACCAAAGCGTCCAACTCTAAATGCCCACTCTTCATCAAGAACTAATGCCGATTCCGATGAGCGACTTATTTTATCAAAAACTTTCTTGACAGAGTTTATAGTTCCTTTTTCTCTAATGAATCCTTGATACAACTGGAACTGGGTCACTGGATCTTCTGCGAGATTCTGTAGATATTCTCTAGACTGATATCCCACAGTATGACGTGCAAGCTCTCGCTGAGTTTCTCCAATGCCTTGTGATTCAACATTAAAATAATCATCAAACTGTTTGATCTTGTAATCAAAGTTTGATAACAGTTGTTTTTCTGGAACTGTATCTAGTTTAGTCCATAGATTAGTATTGAAAGATTCTGATCCTTCTTGATTAACTTGGCTTACCCAATAGTATTGCTGATAAGCAACAATATCCCCTAGTCTATAATCTACAAATGGTTGCCATACAGCGATATCAACGTTGTCAAATAAGAAACCCGGACTTGTATAATCGCCGTACCAGTCAGTGGTACGGAATCCTAGACTCTTGATTCGTTGCTGTCTATATCCGGTTGGTTTATCATAGATGATGTCACTGAACACCGTTTTATCACTGAACACTGTTACGTGTTCTTTTAGAACATAATATAATCTAATATAATATATGCCCTCTGTAGTATTGGTAGTTTCAACAGTTATTTCTTGGAACTGTCGATCCACGTTGATATATTGTGGCTGTAAAGGTTTACCATCACTCTTTAATACCTGATAATCATAAAAGCCATCTAACAGGTTGTCTGCTACTCCAACAGGAGTCTTTATATAGACTTTCTGAGAGGCTGGACTTAATGTGATAATCGATCCTATAGCCCAGTTATGTCTGGTCCAGAACATGAACTCTTTACAACTAGTGGTCCAGTCTTGGCTTACTTGATTATCAGGATCATAATTTTCAAATACAAATCCTCTAGATTTGAGATAGGCTTCGTATCCTAGTAGGAAGTTAACTATGTCTTGGATTTCATTTATCTCTGTTCCATAGCTCATTTTGCTAACTGCCGAGAAGTTGAAGTTTCTTCTCTTGAATGCTTCAACTGCTCCAACTAAAGGAAGTTTAGGAAGTTTCTTCCATATAGTCTTGTTGTTTAGATCATCCGCAGATGAATCTGTATGAGTGATCAAACTCCTATAATAAGTGTTGTTGTTTCTAACGATCACACCGTTAGCATAAGAAGTTCCTAGCGTCCAATCTGAAAATGTTTCGCTCACTCCGCCAACAGAGATTAATGGATCACCTTGACTAGCCAACGGTTCGTAATAAGGAAAGTATGGATGAAGATCATCATATCCTGTAACATACCAACCGTTTAATGTTTTTTCTATGATCACACCACTGTATGATATAGTGGAAATAGGAGCACTTACATTAAAAATAATGTCGTAGTTTTCTGCAGGAATATAAACTCCTGTAGAAGTAGATTTTGGATTCTTGCTGTCTAACAGATATTTCTGCTGAGCTTTATCAACAAAACCGCCTAGTCGAGTTGTAAGATTTACATCAATATTTTTTATTTTATTTTCGACTAGATCTAAAGAAACACCTCTAGATTTAGCATAGTCTATCAAGTAGACAACTAATCCTGCTCCTTGCTGTATACCTGTCTTAGGAACTTTTATATCATTTAAAGTTACAGGAAGATTTGTATTAACATTAACAGTCTGACCGAGATTGTTTAACTTAACCTGAGAGCGATCAAAGCTGTCTCCTATAAACTCGAAAGGTTTTAATAGGCATAGAGCAATAGTGATAGCAAACGGAAACTCTGAGCTTGACCTCCATGCATACTCAACTGGAGATATATCTCCTAACTTAAATGGTCCTCTATTATTGATAAGAACAAAGTCGTTGGCTAGCCCAGACTCAAGCGGGCTTAGAAGCTTACCTTCTACATCAACAGGAAGATGACTTAGTATTGTTGGTCGAGCATATCTTAGATATGTTCCAGCACGGTCTCCTTCTCGAATGATACCATCTCGTATGTCTTCCCACAAAATCAGATTGCCGCTGGTGTATGGAGCAGGTCCATAATATTTTTCCCACCAGATTGGTTTTTGGCTAAATCCTAAGATTTCCCAAGGACATCTGTGTGGGCGATCGGTGTCATAGAACCAGTTATACACTCCTCTCCACCATCCAGGTAAGTTTTGCTTACCTGTAGGATCAGTCATATTGGTATAACTGTAAGTAAATGTTTCATATTCTGTAAAATAGGTATTGTTGGTGTAATCAATATTTGTATTATTGATCCATTTTAAAAATTCCTGTTCTACAATATTATCTAAATCATCTTTATTAAAAATAGCATTACCATAATATCCGCCCAAGACAGCATCGATATCAAAAATAGTATGATCATACTCTTGTTTAATATTATTGTAAATCCTGTATTCTATCTCTAATAGAAGATCATCTCTGAAATCGCCGTAGGCGACAGTTATACTACCATCGTGCCCTTGTATAACTTCGGTAGGTGTTTTGTAAGTATCATCTAAAAACTTGCTCGGAGTATATTTCTTGTAAAGACCAAGACTTGTAGGAGTTGGTGGCACAAAGCAATGTGCTGTTGAAACATACTCTCTTATCTCTACTAGATCATTTTCATTCAGATCTAGAGATATATTAACAAAACCAAAAGTATCGTTGAATGTATAGTCTCGTCCGTGTAGCAACTGATTATCATTTAGATATACATAAACTGCTTTCCTAGACAGGGTAGTTAAACTAAATGGCGCAGACAATGCAAAAGTTTTTATTCCAGTATCTTCTACAGTATAAGAAATAGTAGAATATGCACCGGAACCGATCATATCAGAATCAGAGAACGGCGAATCACCGTTCTTAGTTCTTGATAGTTCGTTGATAATGTCATCGACAAAATCTGGAATACTTTCGTTGTATTCTATTTCCAACGCCTTGGTAATAAAGTTACTTTTCCATTCTGTGTATGATCTCTTAGCGTACTGCAGAGATTTAATGATGTTATTAGTCTTATCACAGAGCAATGCGATCGCAACTGGAGTCAAACCAGAATGTGTTAAAAATCTCTTGGCGTTATCTTGATATCCATCAAGATCTCTAAGATTAGATTTGCCTGGGATGTTTCCTTGAAACTCAGTATCAAACTCTACAGCAGAAACAATATGATCAATCGCTTGACCATACGTAAATGTAGTCAATGGAGAGTTTAACGGATTCCTTTCTAGCCCAACGGGTATTTCATAGTAACCTGTTACTGGTTCTAAATCTGTAACAATTTTTACAGATATAATATCATTAACAGAAAAAGAATCTTGGAAAGTAAAAGTATCTTTATTTCTTGTCCATGGATTATCTGTCAGCTTATCTCCATTGAGATAAAAGTTAATAACTGGTTCAGTCGTGACCTGCGCCCAATCTATAGTGGTCAACTTTATGGTGTTAGTGGCTTCTTGTATAGTAACACTATCAATTAACGGTTGGATATAGGTCAGGTCTGTAAGTGTCCAGCCGTTATCGTACCCTCCTGTTGAGTTATCTTTAAAATAACCTACAGCAACTTTTTTAGAAAGAGCTTGTCTATCGATTGTATAGTTTACTGTTTCAGAACCAAAGTCCCAGTTAAACTGAATATCTCCAACATTATCAATATTGAGATAACTTAAACTGAATCCTAGCTGACTATCTGTCAGACCGTTGCCTATCTTGTAGCTAACTAAAGGATTGCCGTTAAAAGAACTAATAGGATATGTTTCCGGATCCGAAAAACTAACATAGTTTTCATCATAGACATCAAACAATGGAGATTGATTTACAGTAGTCTTGGCCTGACTCTTGACCCAACTCTCTCCGGTAAAATGATACATCAATCCAGAGTTTGATTTGCCGCGGCGAACCAATACACCCTGGCCAACTACAGATTGAGAATCTGTAGCTTCTTTGAGTGTAATCTGCGTGTTGTTGCCAAACTTTATAAAATGAACAGTATAGATCTTGTTGTTAGCTAAAGAATCAGTATCTGCTACCACTAGTACTCTTGCACCTTCAAACAAAAACTCGCCGTCGACGTTATATCCGGAACTACCTTCTATTTTACTAAAGATATCATCTGTAAAGGTATCGATATAATCAACCTGAGTCTTTGCAATAGAACAGTGGTTGTACAACTGTATATTTGATCTAAACTCTATGATAGGTCGTTTTGCTCTGAGATTTTCATCAGCAGGAAAATCTTGTCCTCGCTGTGTATAAGCATATTCTAAAACAGATCGATGGAACCAACGATTATACCGTGACCACGGATTTGAATCTTGGCTGTTTTTTGATATTGTGATATAATCAAGTTGTCCTGGATATGCAGATGCATCATCAAATGGTTCAGCATCAAACGGTGCATTGTCAAACAAAACTTCAGGAACATCTGTAGACAATACCGGAACGATAAGATCAGAAAATCTAGTTAATGTTATAGCTTTTCCAACTCCCTCAACTAACCAAGTATCCGTTGCATATTTTTCAGGGCTGACCTTGCCCATAAACTCAACAACTAGTCCATTAGTAAACTCTATGCCGTTGCTGCTCTTGTATTGAGATTTACCTAGAACATCTTTAGTTACATCGATGTAGGTATTTTCAACTATTGACTGTATTACGAACTGACCCTGTCTATCAAGATTTACTACACTCTGATAAAACAATACATCAGGTGAATCATAGGGAACTGTAAATGTTAAAGTTCCGTTCTCTATCTTGTTATTTTTTATACCATCGTTGTAATCAAAGATTGAGTTATAGTCGTTGATACTGATAAGCTCCCAGTCTTGACTATCAACATTGATAGTGCTGCCGTCTGGTAACACATCAACTTTAGCTCTCCAAAGTTGATCATTGTAAAGAACTACTGATCCAGCCTTATATCCAAGATTTGGATTGTAGACCAATGAACCTAGATCAGGGTTGGTCCTGATCACAAATGCTTCACTAGGAGCATTGATCTTAAACTTATAGGTTTGACCTCTGTACAGTGTTATCTTAGGATTGTTTGTAACACCATCAGGACTGAAAACCCAAGATGATCCTAACCCTAGTTCTACCTTATAAGTGCTGGTTATTTTTGCCGACTGTCCGTAGATCTGCAACGGAGGCGGACCACTTGGTTGCCAATAGTATTCTCTAAAGTTAATAAACTTGTCCCAATCAATAGGGGGATTCCAACTATAGTGTTCTTGGCTAGTAGTTAGATAATCTCTATCAACTTCGTTTCCAAAGAACTTTATCTGATTCTTTACATCTAAATAATCATAAAAATTCTGTATGGTTTCATTTTCTCTAAAAATGACTCCTGGCTCGACTTGATATCTACTACGTAATGTATTGTCTGTATCAAGATATATGTCGCTACCACGATAAGTTTTTCCATATCTTCGACCGACATAACCGGCAGTTTTTTGTAAGACTCCTGGCTGTACCAAAGGATCGACCACGGCGGCCATGAACTTATTATTTGCCGGTGTTTGGAAAACATTCGGCAATAGATCTTTAGTCTTTCTTATTGGAAGTTGACTTTGTGGATAAATTTTATCTGCCATTACTTACTCACGCTGTTGTATTAACTATTGTTGATGGGTTTGCGCCGATTTCTGCGGCTGTGATAGCTGTTACTATTTCTATATCGTCAACCGTAGCACCGTTAACAAATATTTCATCCGGTGCTGCTTGTATCTCAAACAAACTACCAAATGATTGGTCTGCTTGCTTGGGTACGATAACCAAGTTGCTAATATCCGGAGCAGTGGCTGTCAAAATATAAGTTATCAACTCACTGAGATAAAAACGATCACCAAAGTCCCAGTTGTTAACACTAAAGAAATCATTTATAGCTGACACTACTCTTACTTTTATATCGTTATCGTTAACTGTCTTGTTTGAGTTCTTAACTATTTTAAAAACTGCCTGTAACTTTGAGTTTGCCTTGGCGCCAAACAATACCTTGTACTTTACCGGATGATATATAATCTCATCACTGATTGATTTGATTAAATCTAAGTTAACACCAAATGTGTCTCTTAGAGAATCATTGTTAGGTGGTGTTGGTTCTGTAGAAATATAACCTGCAAGATAGTTTCTGTATGATGTGTCATACGCTCTAGTCAATATGAATAAATCTATTATGTTACTAGAACTAGGATCTATCCTTCTTTCGCTGTTAGCATTATGAAGATATTGGAACTTGAGTCTATCACGACCGACCGCAGCCTTATAAGAACTTTCTAGAACAAATGTATTGGTTGTTTTATCAACACGCTTAACTACATCTTCTGCAGAATCATAAAAATAAACCAACTGACCGTTGTTATAGTTTGAAATAACTGCGGTAGTTTCTTTAGGCCAAATCATTATAAGCTCATCAGAGTTATCGATAATGTCATAGTATGTTGCACCTGATGCATCGGTGGTCTTCTTAAAAAACAAAAAGTTATGTAGACTATCAAGCCCTACTATCTTTTCAAATGCATCCGGATTGTCGATAACACCATTATTATCAGAATCTGCAAATGCTATTTTTATTTCTTTGGTGCTTTCGTACCCATCATCAAACTTAATCGTTTCGTCGATTTCAAAATCGATATCTTGTTTGATAGATGTCAACAGGTCACCGCCGGTGTTGATACCCAGTATCTTAACCTTATCTTTTATTACAGTACCTGTTTCACTATTATAGACTTTTTGCTGTCCATCAAAATAAAATCTATTTTGTTGCACACTGCCAAATATATAATGCATAACTCTAATGCGTATAAAATATTGATCCGCTTGTCTAACAAAAGCTATGTACCAAGATGCATCTAAACCTGCATTCGTTGTATCGCCTGCCTTACCTGAGTTATAAACATCTGATAGATTAAGGTTGCCAGCAGTAATAACTTTCCAAGATGCTGTATCAATGTCATATCTTAAACCAAAGTTAAAGTTTTGAGATATTTGATTTATCATTTCAAGTTCAAGAGCATCAGTTAGAGATGTACTAAATCTAGGAACAAATCTATCTGCTATGGCACCGCTAGGAATAGTTGTATTAAATGTAACCGGTCCGAGACCTGATGTAAGGACACCACGACCTGCATTAGTTCCATCGCCTACGATTGAAACTACTTCAGACCAAATATAAGATGTTTGCAAAGGATCCGATGTATTAGTTGTAACTAACTTTCCTTTCCTAAATGATTTACCTGCAGGTGCAACAAATCTTAATAGTGCTCCCGGGGCGGCGCTCTTTAGTACGCTGGTTGTATAAGTTCCAACTTTTAAAAGACTACCATCGATTCCGCTGACAAAGTAACCTGTGGTTTTATTACCTGTTGATGTGACCTGTTTCCATATATAGTTGCTATCTGTAAAAGTATAAGGTGTTCTATCAAACTTTGTGAGATAGAAGTTATAAACATCTGTACTAGCAAAAGTAGGTTCTATGGTATTTCGTATAAAGTTGATAATATCGATAGTACTGGCATATTTGAAAAGTATATTCTTTTCTGAAGTTTCTTTATAGATATAACCGTCGTCAGCAAAAACATTGACGCTGCTGTATTTTCCTGAAGCATCAATAACTTCAAAGTTTCTGCTAATACCGCTAGAAGTTCTGTTGATCGATTTGATCTTAAGAATATTTTG